TAACCACATCAGGAGTACCTGTTAGCCACTCATTAGTGAAGTTCTCCTCATTCTTAAACAGGAAGCCTTTGTCTATGACATCCATTACAAAGCTGAGGCACATATCCTCACATTCATTACCCTTATCAGTATACTTACTAGTAAACTCTTTACGTATACCATAAACGTGTGCCAGGGCTAAGCCCTGGATATACGTCTTAGTTGTTTGTGATAGCACCTCCCCTTTAGTCTTAGAAGAGGTCATTATCTTACCTATAGCTGAACATCTGATTTTCATATCATAGGGATTAAAAGCAGTGAATTATTTTGTACATCTGTAAGATCGAAGCTATCTTTTAACTTATCTACAGTAAACTTCCCATCAGCTATAGCCTTAACAGCCTCAGCAAATCTCTTTGCATCTATCTTAGGCTTTGCAGTTGTAGCTACATGACCATCATCATCAGTAGATTGAAGAGTGAGCAGGCTTTGGATGGTGTACCTACGAAAATAAGAAATTTGGCTCCCCTGCTGCTGTGCATTGAGGGTTAAATCCATTGCCATACAGCTAGAGATACTAAAGCCAGTGTAGATACAAACTATCTGAGTACAAACACTACCACCATCTATAGGCTGTAGTAATAACAGATCATGCTGCAAAAGAATAGGCTCAACAGTCTCTAGGATACTATTGATATCTGCATATGATTTCTTGAAATGTGGGTTAGTAGCATTCTTATGTACTTTACCGATTAGTTGTTTTGCCTGGTGAAGGCGAACATAGAAGGGAGCAGGCTGCTGCTCAACCTCCTGAGGCTTTACAGCCTTAGTTGTTGATTTTTCCATTGGGTTAGTTAATTAATTGTTTACAAATATACTACTTATTATTCTATTTTCACATTATTTTCTAAAATTATTTTTCTTAGCTTATTCCTTACCTCATACATCTCCTCCTTACCGTTGTACTTATACTCACTTCGTAGCCACTGGTCCATCTCTACAAGTGCCATATAATAGTTAAAGCCCATAGTTGCATATCCAAACTCATCCTGATCCTCAGGTAGGTAAAATTCTAGTTTTGCTTTCATAGTTAAGGGCTTTCTATTGTGTAATTTTCGTAAATATATATCTTATCTTTAAGCAGCTTATTCTCTTCTGCTATTTTTGCATATTTTTTATTATTCTGAAATAACAAGGCTCCTATGCAAAATCCAAGTATTAAACCTATTGCTATATTTTTCATATCATTTCTATTTAGTTAATGGGGCAACTTTTACCCCTTATGCTTTATCTATTTGTCCAGGCAAAATTCATCATACCACTCAATAAAATCATCAAAGGTCTTAGAGATAATATAGATACCTCCTGCAGCTTCTATCATTAACTGGTATTGCTTCTGCACCACTGACTGCTTATCCTTACCTATCTTTACTTCTATCTTTACAGATCTACCATAAATAGTAGCAGAGATATCTGCAGATCCTGGAGTACCTGTGCCCTTTGTCCACTGCCCTGCAGTCTTAGTGCCATCGGTTCTATATGACTGCCTGAATACTCCCATTGTATTTATCCTTTCAGCTTGGTGCTTAGAGTGGTTAAGAAAGTCAGTAATGCATCTAGTGAGCCCATTAGCTGTAGCATCTGAGTACTTAGTGAATGGTATGATGTGCCCTGGTGCTGATGGGTACCTGTAGCTCATGTACTTCTCCTCGAGCTCATGCAGTCTCTGTTTGTTTTGTTTGTTCATATGTTATTAGGTTTCTGCACTGGGTGCTCGTTAAATTCTTTAAAGGCTTTAACATAGTCTATAATCTTATACTTATACTGCACCCACTTCCCATTATAACCCCACCCTTCATCTTTTAGCCTTGTAAAAATCCTATTATTAATCTTTATTTTTTCCATGTCTCAGCAGCTTGTGTATTTAAATCATCCCATATATCTCCATTACTTACCTTCTTAATAGGTTTTTGTATAAAAATATCATTAGGATCAGGTATAGGTATAGGTGCAATAATATCTTTAATAGACTTTTCCACCTTAAAGCCTCTACCAATGTTTTTTGTTCCATTTTCATACTTGTAATTATTTTGCTTACACCATTCTCTTATCCATTTTAATAATGTTTTAGTGTCTAAATCTCTATGGCTGCCACTATCATCTTGAAAGCTCCTTAATATATCTGCATTACTATACCAATGATCAAATGCAATACCTTCATTTTCAGTAACAAACTCCCAAAAATCTTTATTTGTAGCTGATATTAATTTTTTATCATTATTGTTAATAGCTACTGATTTTATTAGCCTATGCTTTAAAAACTTTTGCAAGCAGTTAATCATGTAGCTATCAAAACTAGCCCATTCTTTATCATCCCACTGCTTAAAAAATAACTTTTTATATTTATCCTCAGGAGTAATGTGAGCATTAAAGTACTGATAAAATTCTATCTCATGCCTTCTCCTATCATGGCTACCTCCTGCACCATTAATAACATAATTGGTAGTGATGACTATCTTAGGGCTCCTTTCAAATGGGATAAAGATCTCATCTTTGTTTTTTCTGTTTACTGTAATCCCTTCTGAGATAAGAGAGAATAGCTGCTCAAAGTCAAAGTTCTTTTTAACATCATCAAAGGCTAAAATTTGACTATCTACGTTTACCCTCTGATAAACAAAGTCAGACTTCTGAGGGTTAAATGCTTTACCATCTATTTTTACTAAGTTTCTAATCTTAGAAATTGCTGTTAGCACTAAGCTCTTACCACTTCCCCCATTAGGATTGTCATCTATCTCCTGATCATTAAAAATAATTGCCTTTTGTTCACTCATATCTTTGTAAGTATGCAATAGGAACCCTAAAGTAGTTTCTAAAGATATTACCCTTTCATCATTTTTAGCTGATACTTGGTAAATAAAATCTTTAAAATCATTATTGTCGTAGTTTTCATAATAATAATTTCTTTGTAATATGTGGCTATCCCATACATAACCATCTATATCAATGTAAGGTATCAAATCAATATTATTTTTTGTAATCTGTACCACTCCATTTGTAAAAGGTATAAAGCTCATATCTTTAGTATCCTGCAGCATCATTAAATTTATAGAAGTAATCATATTAATATGCCCATCTGTAAATAAATAGGGAGATTTACTGCAGTAATTCCATACATCAATCAATCCTTTATTATCTAAATAATTTAATACAAAATCTTTTATTTTATCAATGGATGATAGTGATACCTTATTCTCTTGAACTCTTACAAATGTAAATTTATTAGCAGATTCAGGGTAATATTTTTGAAAACCATGTTTCATTAAAAAAATCTGATATGCTTTAGGATCTATAGTTACTATTTTATTTTTACCCTTATCCTCTATTTTCCAAAACGTATCCTCAGAATTTATTAAATCTTTTTGAATATCTTTAATCACCTCAGGCTTAACATCTAGCTGGTTGGTTATATCTTCTGTAGATATCCCTTCCTTTAATTTTAACTTTACCTTATTTACAGTCTCTTTATCTTCAAAAAACTTCATGCCAGGCATTGCTATACTTTTATATGCACTTTGAACAGTTCTAAGTATTTCAGCTTCTGTAAAATCTACAGCACTAAATTGATTAAGCTCTTGTACTGCAGCATTAAAATTAATTCCATACTCACAAAAACAGCTAGCTACTTTAAACACCCAAAGATTCCTGCCACCAGTGCTAAAATTACCATGATCCCACTTCATAATAATCTCTATTATTTTATTCTCACTTTTTAAAGGAAGTATAGGCACTACATCTAATTTACTATGGCCCTTCTCCTCCTCAATTAAAGTAAATATTTCAGCATTAGGGTTAATATAAATAGTAGGATCATAAGATTCAAAACATACCCTACTAACATTACAGGAGGATGGATCAAAGTAATCAGAATCAATAAACTCTTCAAATGCTTTAAATCTTCTCTTATGCGTGAATTTGTCAGATGGTGGTATCTTAATCACGCACTTTAATCCATTACCTGATGGTGAAATAAATAATAAATAGGTATAAGGGCAAGCCATTAGCCGTACCTTCTCAGCTTCCATTACCTCATCACTAGGGTAATCATCAAAGTCTAAGATACAAAGCCCTGAATGTTCTAATAAGCCATTATCATTTCTTTCAGTAAATGTGCCATTAAACATTACAGCTCTTAAAGTCTTTTTAGTATCATCAAAAGCAGGATCACCTTTCTTAGAATTTCTTATTTTGGTTATTTTCTCAATTAATTCAGGATAACCTTCCTTTATTCTAGTGTATACATCAATAATATCCTGTTCAAAGGGTGTATCTTTAGTATTATGTAGACTTTTAAATACTGATATTTTCATAATTAGTTAGTTTAGGTTACAAATATAGTAATTATTCTTAATCACTACGATATTAAATAAATCACTACGATAATATATATTTGTGTAGTGGCTATAATCTAATACAGTATTATCTTTTAGGTAAATCACTACGATATTACACAAAATTTTAAAAAAATTAATCATTTGTAAATTGTTAAAAATTCTACAGCCTGCCTATAATAGGAGTTTCCGTAATTAATTAATAGTAATTGCATCTGATCTGCTCTTTTAATTTCTCTAATTTCTCCAGGGTAACACATTCTAATACCCTCTGCTTTAATGGCTTATAGTACTGAGGTAGCACAAACTTCTCTCTTAATTCAATGGTATGCATCATATAGGCACTGTCTTTGTACTTTGAGTAAGTGTCATGCTTAGCTATCCCATTTATCACTGTTGCGTGGCTCTGATTAAACAGCCTACCAATTTGTGATAGTGTCATGCCATCCCTTTTGAGTACTTTATATAGGTAATACCTCTTGTAAAGCACATACATATACCTGCACTTTTGCTTTAGATCATGCTTATCTATGATAGCCTGGACCTCTTCTAGTCTTGTCATGATAATAGCTTAGGGTTTACTGATTTGAATAGCTCACTTTGACTATCCACTAACCCCACACTATTGATATAGTCTATCTCCACCTTTGCACTGGCTATGATGGTAGCACTCAGCTGAGCTATTGCTTTAGCCTTTTCTACTTCCTGCTGTACTTTCTCATTACTCATGTCCTCATCAGCTAATCTTTCAAGTGCCATAAAGATGTGATCACGTAGATCACTTAGTTTGTTGTTTGCCATTTGTTTTTCTTTTTAGTTTAC